GCTTGTGGACGCTTATAGAGCTAAGTCAGAGAGCGGTGTAGGTAGTCCAGTGGCAGTAGGGCAGACTGTGTCTAATGCAGACACTAAGCTAATCAAGTATCTAGCTACTCACGGCCACTGGACTCCATTCAGTCACCCTCAGATCACCATGCGCTACACAGCACCTATCTTCATAGCTCGTCAAGAGTTCAAGCACATCGTAGGCTTCACTCGTAATGAGGTCAGCCGTAGGTATGTTGATGATACACCTGAGTTGTTCACACCTAATGAGTGGCGTAAGCGTCCTAAGGGTAGTGTGAAGCAGGGTAGCAGTGCTGAGGTTATCACGGGCACTCAAGATTGGGACTGTGTAGCAGAGCGTATGACTATAGAGAGCCGTCATGAAGACCATAATAACTATTGTAATGATTACTATGAAGACCTGATACGTATTGGAGTATGCCCAGAGCAAGCCAGAATGGAGCTACCTCAATCCATGTACACCAGCTACTACATCACTGGCTCACTAGCAGCCTTTGCTCGTATGGTTAAGCAGCGCAGTGACCCTCATGCTCAAGTAGAGATACAAGAGTTAGCCTCTATGGTTGATGCGGTGATTAGACCTTTATTCCCCGTAAGTTGGGAAGCTTTGGTAGACTAAAGTGCACCTTAATGTGTACATTGTACATAATGAGGCGCATAAAACTGTAAGGAGTAACATATGCCAGCAACATTGGTAGCAGCAATATTCATAGTACTGAGTGGTATAATACTAATGATGCACTACTGGCTTATGCCTACTGTGTATGCAGTTGGTGTTGTTATCTCTCTGGTATCTATGGTAAGAATATTAACTTATATGAAAGGTGACGTATGAATACTGAAAGGAGTTATGGCATGACCCCTCGGGGTTCCCCAATGCCTCAGACAATTGAAGAGTGGAAACACTTGGTTGACCTTGATGAAAAGGTAATGCTACGGGACAAGGAAACTATCTCTAAGCTTAAGATGAAGATCAACCGACTAGAGCAGAAGCTTGAATCACATAACAGAAGAGTCACAGGGGTTCCAGTATGAGTGAAGCAATAGAGAAGTTCTTTAATACAATGGTCATTGAGTTTGACAGTCCCATGCTTGAGGGGCATATAGACTCATACCAAGAGGAGTGGCCATGGTTGATGAGATCGTAGCACCATTGTATCCTGTAAGCTGGGAGGCTCTCACAAATGAAGGCTGAGGATGTTAAATCACTTTGCATAAACGTATGTGAACTAGATGATAATAATGTCTGCATTGGTTGCAACAGAAGTATAGAAGAAATAATAGCTAATTGCAGTTCGGAGAAGTAAAATGAGCATTGTAATTTCACTATATGACTACACAGGTGTTGCAGCTATGCCTTGGGCTAAAGCAGGTCACACTTGCTACTGCTATGACATTCAACATGAAAGAACCAGAATCAGGTTATTTGAGGGTGGTGGTACAATCACCTACCTAAAGGCAGACTTACACAGCTTCAAGACACTTGTTCACTTATCAGAATCATTTAAAGATAAGGACGTAGTGTTTGGCATGGGGTTCCCCGTATGTACCGACCTAGCTGTATCAGGTGCTGCATGGTTTAAGTCTAAGGCTGAGAAGGATCCCTTCTTCCAGAAGACTGCAACAAGACATGCCAAGTGGTGTTCACGACTGTTCACTTCTCTGGGTATCCCTTTCTACATAGAGAACCCTGTGTCTCGTCTGGCAACCCTATGGCGTAAGCCTAACCACATGTTCCACCCATATGAATACGGTGGTTACATCAAAGAAGGTGAAGAGTTACATCCTTTGTACCCCGACTACATAGCACCCAGTGATGCCTACTCTAAGAAGACTTGTCTTTGGACTGGTAACGGCTTCAAGATGCCTGTAAAGGATCCTGTGGACTGTGAGAACTATGGTTCAAGTACACAACACGCCAAGCTAGGTGGTAAATCATTAAAGACTAAGAACATACGCTCAGCAACCCCACGAGGTTTCGCAGAAGCTGTGTATCAAGCTAACAGGAGAAGTACTGATGGGTAAACTAGAACCAACATGGAAAGGCCTCGACTCTGCATACGATGTTGAAGCAAAGACTAGCGTGTTTGACGGCTATGACCCTGAGAAGTTTAAACCAACGGGTAATAAGAGTAGTCGTACTACCACTACAGAGTCTGCGATAAACTCTCAGGTAGATGGAAATCACTACAAGAATCAAGGTGTACAGCCACTAGAAGCTACATTCCTTAACTTTGGATATAATGGCCTACGTGCAGCTATTTACACTAAGGTAGGTAAGTACCTAACTCGTGAGAAGGGTACACATCGTAAAGATATAACAAAGGCAATCCACGTACTACAAATACAACTAGAATACTTAGACAGAGGTGAATAATGATTAAGATGTTAACAGGCAGTAGCTGCTCCGCATGTAATATGTTAAAAGCAAGGCTAGACGCTGAGGGCTTAGAGTACGAGCCACTAGACATTGAAGAAGATGAGGGTATGGATCTCGCCAAGTCTTTGGGTGTACGACACATCCCAGTACTTGTTAAATTAGTTGATGATAAGGTTGTTGGCACACTAACAGGTGCCTCCTACCCCACCGATAAATACAAGGAGTTCTTTAATTGATAGGATTAATAACAGATGTTATCTGGTTAGCCTCAGCTCTGGCAGTACTAACCTCAGTAGTGCTGTTCATGTTAAACCCGTTATATGCCTTCTGGATTGAATCTAAGTACCACATAGATCTGGAAAGTGACCTATACCAAGCCGTATCTGAAGCTGTCGAGAAAGCAGCAGATGATGGATTACAAATAAGCATACAACTACTAGTCGGAGAACCAACAGTTGAAGAAGCCTCAAAAGAAGAAGAAAGTACCAAGTAACTCGTTGGGCCTACAGGCCTTGTCGCAGAATCAGTCACACTACATAAACTCAATAGATGACAACGTAGTGTCAGTAGGTACAGGCTTTGCAGGTTCGGGTAAGACTTATATCGCGTCTACATGTGCTGCTCAATTTATGATTGACAACAGAGACAGCCGTATCGTCTTATGCCGACCTAACGTATCCGACTCCAAGTCCATAGGGTTCCTTCCGGGTGAGGAGTTAGATAAGATGGCACCTTGGATCACCCCTTACACAGACATACTACGCAAGCACCTTAACGGTAACTTCGAGAAGGCACTGCAGGCTGGTAACATTCAAGTAGTACCATTTGAGTACATGCAAGGTAGAACCTTTGACAACTCATTCGTGATACTAGATGAAGCACAACACACCACACCTAAAGAGATTGAGATGTTTCTCAAGCGAATAGGTAAGGACTCTAAGGTTGTTATCTGTGGCGACATACCACAGGCACGACTGGGTTCTAAGTCTGGTCTTAAACTTATCATTGATATGCACAAAGACACAGCACTGCCAGAAGTATCCGAGAACATTGGTGTCACTGACTTTAATAACCCAGATGACATTGTACGTTCTATCTTCTGCAGAGAGATAACCAAAGCCTTTGACAGGCACTACTCAATGGGCGGGTAACCTAATGGTATTTGACACAAAGACATGGCTTAAGGCTATAGTAATTAAGTACGAAGGAGGACAACCATACCTACTGCAGTATGTACTTGACAATGAAGAACTAGATAACTTAACAAAGCTTATAGATGCACTGTCCGAACTAAGGATAGACGAGGCTATAGCAGACTACAAATATAAGGGGAATGACAATCAGTGAACAAGTCAAATGAAATTCTATCAGACATAACCATCTTCTCAAAGTACGCCAAGTACATCCCAAAGGAATCCCGAAGGGAGTCATGGCATGAGCTGGTTTCACGAAACAAAGAGATGCACCAACGAAAGTACCCTCAGCTCTTTGATGAGATTGAAGGTGCTTATTCCTTCGTATACGACAAGAAGTCGCTTCCTTCGATGCGTTCGCTACAGTTTGGCGGCACTCCTATTGAGCTTGCCCCTAATCGTATTTACAACTGCGCTTATCTACCTATTGAAGACGTAGAATCCTTCTCGGAGACTATGTTCCTACTACTTGGTGGTACAGGTGTAGGCTACTCAGTGCAACGTCATCACATACGTAAGCTACCTGAGGTCGTAGGGCCTAAGAAGCGTACACGTAGGTTCCTTGTATCAGACAACATTGAGGGCTGGGCAGACGCTATTAAGGTGCTTGTTGAGGCTTACTTCAAAGGTGCTATGGATGTTGACCTTGATTATCGTGATGTACGCCCAAAGGGTGCACGTTTAATCACCACAGGTGGTAAAGCACCGGGTCCACAGCCACTTAAAGACTGTATTCACCACATCCGAGGTGTCCTAGACACTGCAATTGGACGTCAACTGACCTCATTAGAGGTTCATGACATCATGTGTTACATCGCTGATGCTGTGTTAACAGGTGGAATCCGAAGAGCAGCTATGATTTCATTGTTCTCTATGGATGATGATGATATGTTAGGCTGTAAAGCTGGTGAATGGTACATCGCTAACCCTCAACGAGGACGTTCTAACAACTCAGCAGTCATGTTGCGTCATAAGATCACCTCAGGTGAGTTCCAGAAGCTATGGAAACGTGTAGAACTGTCAGGTTCAGGTGAACCCGGAGTATACTTCACTAACGATAAGGACTGGGGGACCAATCCATGTTGCGAAATCGCCTTACGCCCCTATCAATTCTGCAATTTATGTGAGCTGAATGTATCAGATATCACATCTCAATCAGATCTTAACGAAAGAGCCCGAGCAGCAGCCCTAATCGGCACTCTTCAGGCTGGTTACACAGACTTCCACTACTTACGGGACATCTGGCGTGAGACTACTGAGAAGGATGCACTGATTGGTGTTGGCATGACAGGCATTGGCTCTGGTGTCATATTAAACTATGACTTAAAAGAGGCAGCAGATGAAGTTGTTAAAGAAAACAAAAGGGTTTCTAAGCTTATGGGTATCAACCCTGCTGCTCGCTGTACTACTGTTAAGCCTAGCGGCACTAGCAGTTGTGTACTTGGTAGTTCTTCCGGTATCCATGCTTGGCATAATGATTACTACATTCGCAGACAGCGTATTGGTAAGAATGAAGCGCTTTATCAGTACTTCTTGGAGAACCATCCAGAACTTGTGGAAGACGAATACTTCAACCCCCAATCGCAAGCAGTAATTGAGATTCCACAGAAGGCCCCAGAAGGATCCATTCTGCGTACTGAAAGCCCCATCGAGTTACTTGACAGGGTACGTAGGTTTAACACTGAATGGGTAGCACAGGGTCACATAGAGGGTCAGAATGCACACAATGTATCCTGTACCATATCTGTACGTGATGACGAGTGGGAACTGGTAGGTGAGTGGATGTGGAAGAACCGTAACACCTTCAACGGTATTGCAGTACTACCTTATAACGGTGGCACATATATCCAAGCACCATTTGAAGATATAACAGAAGAACGTTACAACATGATGGAGAGTTCACTAACATCAATCGACCTAGGTAATATCATTGAGTCTGCAGACGAGACTGATTTGAGTGCTGAAGTTGCATGTGGTGGTGGTGGCTGTGAAGTACCTTAAATAATCGACCTGAGTAGGTCACTGTAAACTGCTTAATAGTCTTTGGAGGACTACAGTATGATTGAAACAGAAAGATACAAAGCCTACATGGTTTCATGTGAAAAGCGGATTGAAGCCCTAAAAGCTATGGATGTGGCTAAGAAAGCTGAAGCTGAAGCTGCAAGTGTACAGCAGGCTGCATACTGGGACTACATGACTGAGGGTGAGTCTGATGACTAAACTAATATGGGATTTAGAGACCAACGGTCTTATACCAGAAGTTGACACGATATGGTGTCTTGTGATGCAGGACATTGAGACTGAGGAGATCTTTTCTTACTCTGATTGGGATGATGCACTTCCCTCTCTGGCTGAAGGGCTCCAGAAGCTCCTAGAAGCTGATCTGATAGCCGGTCACAACATAATTGGATATGACCTACCAGTTCTTAAAAGGCTGCTAGGATGGGAACCCAGAGAGTCTCAGAAGATCTGGGATACTCTTATCATGTCACAGTTATGTATGTTCCAACGCTCACACAGGCATGGTCTTGCAGGTTGGGGTGAGTTCTTCAAGTATCCGAAAGGAGACTATAACGATTGGACTAACTACAATCAGGAGATGCTGACATATTGTATACAGGACGTTACATTGAATACTCTGGTATACAACAGACTTTCCAGAGAGGCATCCATTCAGATCAAAGCACGACCTATGTTTAAGCAGGCTTTAATACTTGAGCATGACTTTGCACAGGTTAACGCAGAAATCACAGCCAAGGGTTGGTTGTTCAACATGAAGAAGGCTGAGCTACTTAAGCGTGACCTTACATGGAAGCTACATGCCATTGAAGATGAACTTGAACCTAGTCTGGGATCTGTATGTGTCCTGAAGGGTACCAAAGAAGTCGATAAGATTGTCAAGAAGAATGGTGACTACTATAAAGCCATCACTGATTGGTATGACTTGGAGCCTGACACTAAGGCTTCTAATGGCTTCATCTCTGGACCCTTCTCTCGCATTGAGTTCTCTGAGGTACGCTTGGGTCAGCTTATACTTGTAAAGAAGTATCTGTCTGACATTGGATGGAAGCCTGATGACTGGACGTTCAAGAAGGTAGCAGGTAAGTGGATCAAGATGTCACCAAAGCTCACAGACAGCTCCTTAGAGCCTCTGGGTATCGTTGGTTCTATGATCAGTGACTACTACATGC